CGAAGAAAGCTCAGGCGATCCTATAGAACTTGATGTGATAGCTCTATGTTGTGATTATAGCGAGTATGAAAGCCTTGAGGACTTTCAAGAAGACTACGGAGACGATTACGAATCTATAGATGAGATAGGAGATGCAACAACAGTAATAATGATTGATGATACTAGCTTTATCATTCAAGCATTTTAAAAGATCACTCCGATATTGCTAAGCATCAATTAAAACTGCTTTTTACAAGATAAATTATGATGGAAGAAATAACAATAATAAGACTTAACAATACCAACATTATATTTGTAATGTCTGGTGTTCCGACTTATCCCGAAATGGTTAGATATGCCATACAAAACGATATCCCGATTTCATACCACCCGATTTTTGACACAACCCTATCAACCCGACCAATTTATAAACCAACAGGAGAAAACTAATGAGTGAATACAAAAATAAAGTTGAATATCAAAAGCAAGTGCTGAAAGCCGAGAAGTGGGCTAACAGCATTAAGTATATAGAAGCTAGAGATGGTCATCTTGATACTGCATACAATAGTGGCAAGATCACCAGAGAGAACCCAGACGGGAGCTTCGAGGTAATACAAGAAGCTATGCGAATGGATAAAATTATTAACAAAGCTAAATAGCAATGGAGCTATTAGCAATAATTATAATGATAATAGCCTATCTAATAGATAGCGATTAAAGGAGCAAGATAATGAGTAATTATGTATGTGATGAATGCACATCTGATGATATAGAAATCATCAAGGACAAAAGCAATGAAATGGATTGCTATTGCAACGACTGTAAACAAGAAAACTATACTGTTTCCTTGTGGTGGATTAATAAGGAGCAAAACTAATGAACTTTAAAGAAGAAATGGATCGCATTTTAAAAATGCAAGAGGACAACATGAGAAATGAAAGAAACTTTATCAAGCATTGTAAGAGCATCAAAGATGATGAGATGGACGATTATTTAATTAATGATGCTGCAATAGAGCTGGGCTTACATGCTGATGATGATAGAGATGAGATTATTAATAAATTAAATGGAGGTAGCTGATGACTGAATACAAAGATAAAGTAAAGCATCAAGGAAAACTTATACGCTTAGAGACATGGAGGAAAGGGATCAAGATGATACTAGATGAAAAAATCCATGATGATATGCCTTGGAAAATGCGTATTGTTTTTAATGATGATAGTGAAACGCTTGAATGGTCTAACACTAACCATAAACAATATACGCCTTGTCCCCATAGCGAGGAAGATCTTATTGACATGATGGAGAATGATGAACATGAATATCAAAGAAAATTATTTAAACAAAGGAGAGGTTATGAAATTTAAAGTAGAGAAAAATAAACCCATTAACAAATCAAACTATAGGACACCATTTACACAGGCCCTAAATGATCTTGAAGTAGGAGATACCATTACAGGCTTATCAAAAGTCCAGGTATATAAATTCAGACCTAACTTCTACACACCGCATTTCCACGATCGCAAGTTTAGATTCTGGAAGGACGCAGAAACTAGAGACTATTGCATACAAAGGACAACCTAATGTCATTTGAAAAAGGAATGACTGAGCTGCAACGCTTGGTCAATTCCCTTGATGACGACAAGCTATCACTAGAAGAATCAATCAAATCTTTTGAGAAAGGCATGAAGATTAAACAATACTGTGAACGCAAGCTAAAAGACGCAGAAGATAGAGTTAAACTAATTCTTGATCAGACTGATCCTCAATGAGATCCTTGTCAGCTTCTACCACCTCAGATGTCCCCAAGATAATTTGGTTCTCCAGGACTAACTCCTTCAACCTATTCTCTAGCTGATCCCTACTCATGTTATCTATCTTATGTATCTTCAGCTCTTTCCTATCCACCATAAGCCCAGCAAGTTTAGCTCTTGCAATCTCAGCAGTAACAGCAGGCCCATAACTCCCATCAGCTAATGCAACATCCCTTATCTCACCAAGCTTAGTTGCTATGCCCTCAAAAGTAATTTCATTCTTAGTACGCTGAATAGCTTTCAGCTCCCTAATTCTTTCTTGCACATGAGCATACTGCTGATCACTCAACAACCTTGTTGCCGCGACACCTGGATTTTCATACCCAGCAAGATGAGCACACTTCGTCTGCTTATAATCCTGATACACCATAAGGTCGACAAATGTTTCCTGTTTTTTTGTTAGCTTTTTCTTCTCTTCCATTTCTATATCCTTACTCTATTTCTACTAGAGAAAACTATCTCTTCAAAGTAAGAGGGTATTTTAATATACCTCTCACTATAGTTCTCTATAGAGATGCACGTACGCACAGTTGCACGTACCAGTAAAACTAGGGCTTTCAGAGGTGCATGTGCGTATGTGCAGGCATGTGCAACTGCACAGCCACACAGACACCTAAATCGCATAAGACTAGGGCTTCGCAGGGTGGGTGTGCAATTGGGCATTTTCCCATTGCACATACGTTTTTGTATAATTTTTGCACAATCAGGCTTTATATTATTATGAGACATTTGTTTCTTTCTCTCCTTGTTACCTTTCTTTTTACCAAAGATCTTCTCAAAGTTTACATCAAACTTATCACGATCTTTAGTTCTATCACGACTACCTTTACTCATTTTCTTTTCCTAAATAATTTATTCTCATGTCTCTGGAAAGACCACTCTAAAAATCTATCTATTAAATTGTTGAAACAATCTATCACTTTATCTCCATGTTCTTAAATATATGTTTGATCACTGCAATCGTCCAACCATTGCCTAACATTTTAAAACGCTGACTATTACTGACATGATTTGTATAGTTATCTGGAACTGTTTGCAGCCTCTCGCATTCTAAAGGTGTTAGCTTACGCCAGTAGACTTCATCTTTAGTTAGGACGCTATCTTTTTGTACTGATGTTACAGAGTTAGATTTATTATCCTTCCTTAACTCTAACATCTGTTGAGGCTTTGCTTCTTTCCAGGCTACCCTGTTACCATTTTTATCTATTGATCTAGCACGATAAGCTCCAGCTATTACTTTGGGTTCTTGTATGGGTTTATCTACAGCAACAACACCATAAGGAACTCCTTTATACATGTTGGCTGTTAAACAATCAGATTTTTTGCTTTCATGTTTGATGTATATATCTTTTCTTGTTTTACCGCCTGACCATTTATCTGAGCTTCTATTCATGTATGCAATAGCTTTATCTGTTAGACCTTCTATCTGTCTTGTCTCCAATATATCCTTTAAGACTATGCCTTTTTCTTTTGGTTCTTGTATTCCAGGTATGTTAGTCCAGTAGTATCTTGGTCTTGACTGTGCGCTTAGTAAGGAGCTGTTAATAAAGATGGGCTCGATACCAAAGGGGATCTCTGGATAACATGCTGACACCTGTTCGCTGATTACCTGTAAGTATTCTTTCTTCATTCTTACATTCTCTAATAAGAAATACTTTGGTTTGATTTCTTTTAATAGTCTAATGAACTCGAAGAACAACGCTGACCTTGGATCATCAAACGCCAACTGCTTACCTGCCATACTGAATCCCTGGCATGGACTACCTGCAAGAATTAAATCTACATCCATGTAATCCTTTGGATCTAAATTACATACATCCCCTACATAAATGGTGTCAGGATAGTTGGCCTTGCTTACTTCCATTGCATACTTGTCTATCTCACTAGCGTAATAGGTATCTACTTTGATTCCCATTTGATCTAGGGCTATACGCCCACACGACATGCCGTCAAACAAACTTAATACTTTCATTTCCTATCCTTATAATAAGCATAGATTGATAACAACATTATTCCCATGACTGCTAATAAACTTATATCCATTATTCTTTCTCCTTATAATAAACTCTAACCATATACTTCCTTACTATAGCAACGAATGTAAAGACAGTTACCTGTACCAGTGATGTCACCACCAGGTTTACCTCTAGGTATTTGCATAGCCTTAAGATGCCATAGCTAATCGGGAATGACATGAGCAATCCTATGCCGACATCATTCAATGCTTCTGTCATTGACTCTTGATCTATCTTAATCATCTTTCCAAGGTCGTTTCATTTCATTGTCTGATAAGTAGTACCAAGTATTCTTGCCTGGAACATTGTGTGTCTTGACTCTTTCGCCTAGATACTTCTGCACATGACTCACTGCATAACGAGCGGCCCTCTCTCCCGATGCCATCTCGCTTTCTTTTAATGCCTGTCTTGCTAAGATTTCTAGGTCTTGTCTTGTGTAGAACTTCTGTCTGCTCATAGCTGATGCAACCACCCTTGCTATCTCAACTTCGTCTGGACTATCTTGTGCATCTACCATCTTGAAGTATCCTTTCTCGAAATCAAAGTAAGCTAAATGCTGTTCAGGTTCTTTTGCATTACGAGCTTCATAGAATAAAGTTACGTTTGGTTTCTTACCTGACAGCTTCACACCCGAATCCATCCACCCCGCGAATGCACTACCACCCCTTGCCGACATGAATGACAGATCATCTGCCCTTTCTTTACCAGTATGGTGAGCAATGATTACTGCTACCTTATATAGTTCAATGAGTTTATCTATCCTCGATAGCATCTCATGTATCTCTGAGTTGGAGTTCTCTTCTCCACTAAAGAAATTAATAATAGGATCTATCATCACCAAGTCTGGTTTATGAAACTCAATACTCTCAGCGATAGCATCTATGTCGCTATCCCTCATGATGTTCTTTCTTAATCTGCCTGATGCTATAAGGTTTGACTTGCCTAGGTTGTACAACTCAGGGTCATGATGAAAGGGTTTGTAATACATCTCGATTCTTTTCTTTAAGAACTCATGGATTATCTCTGCCTGTAGCCACATAACTTTGAGAGGTCTTGAGAAACTCATACCCATAAAGTCTGTACCTGTAGTAGCTGCCGCTGCGAATGCTCCTAGCCAATGCGACTTACCTATCTTTGGTTTACCTAGTAGCAACACTCTGGATTGTTCAAAGACAAAAGCATCTCCCCAATACTGCTCAATCCTATCGCAATCCATCGTATCCCAAAAGGGATCGTTAAATGATTTGAGTCCTAGCGGGTCACTGTCTACTGTCTTCTCGCTCTTAGCTTTAGAGAGAGGGTCTTCTTGATCCATGATCTCTTTTAAATCATCTGTTAATTGTATCTGCCACTGACTAGTCTTCCATTTCTGTATGCCTGTATCATCCTCTGGATTTCTTTTAAGATGTCCAGCACAAATACTTTGAGTTGTATTCAATACCTCTTGCACACTCATAGGTGGGTTGTTTGTTTGATTCCAATCCATGGCCTTGATGACCACCTCTCTCATACCCCAACCTTCTAGTATCCATTTGCCTACCAACCTGGCGAGAGTATCGTTTCGCATACCTGTCTGTACACCATCGGATGTAAGAGGAGTTTTACTTTCTACATTGATCTTACCTGTGCTGTTATAGTCATAGATAATATTCATATCTTGGCTTGAGAGCATAGGCAGGTCGTCTATAGAATCAACTGAAGCTCCTTCGACAACTTCAAACTTATAATTAACAGAAGGACTGACCATGACATAGCCACCCTCTCCTCTGATATCTAATTTACCTGTAGTGTTTCTTATCTTTAGGTCATCGTTGATTGCATAGAAGTAATGATAGCCACCGCGAGGTGTCTTTTGTTTAAGCATGGTTCTTGTTATCTGTCCTGACTCACAGAAATCACATGCGTCTTGCGTGTCTGCATCTAGCACTACAAATGTTACGCCTGTTATAGCAGCCCAGTTACATTCTGGGAATTGTAGATACCATTGCTTAACTTCATTAAGAGTAGGTTGCTTTGTTATATAGTCAGCCCACTTAACTCTTGGTGTCTTTGACCAACGCTTTTGTAAAACCATATCATCCTCAAAGGGATGTCTGCTTTTAAAGTATTCAGGTATAACATCTGTGGTAGATCCACAAGGTATTAGATGAAAGAAGTTCTCATGGTATGACATGAGCATATCCTTACGCTCATCCTTTGCTATGTCTTGTCCGACCAGGTTTGCTTTTATTTCTATTGGCATTCTTCTACCGATCCATAGATGTTTTCCCAACCTAAAGCATGGCCTGTCATCTTGATAAGTTTCTTGGCTTGATTAACAGAGGGCTGTCTTGTTCCATATTTCCATGATCTTATAGTCTCAATAGAAACACCTAGCTCTTTAGCTAACTTGTCTTCGCCTCGTTTAATAATATATTCTTTAAGTTCCATAGTTCTCCTTTATATAGAAAGGTATAAGCTGGTCACTTACTAGGGGTTAATGATAAAGTTATATATAAATATAAAACACACCAACTCATACCAGATCTTATCTTAATTGATGTAGTGCAATAAGTCCAATGATTTAATACAGAAGTGTTGACTTTATTTCTAATGAGAGTAATATCAATATTGTATTTAAAATGGAGACTAATATGAAAGACTATTCTAAGCTATCCCTACCGCAACTTTTGGTAGAGAAGAAGAAGAACCTGGAAGCCCAAGCTAAACTAAAAGATGAAAGTAGTTTGCTTGATTTTGCAATAACCAAACATCCCGATGTGCATGACCAAGTCAAAAGACTGTCTAACACTGGAGGATCTACTCGCGTACATCTTAATGGCATCATACCAAAAGATTTGCGTGTTCAATATAAAGTTACGAGATCATGGGATCAGAACTTTTTAGCACAAGTCAAACATGATATACCTAATGACTTATTTCCATTCACAACTGTGTATAAGGAAGATACTTCTCTATCTAAAATGATAGAAGAAAATCACCAGGATATCTTTGACAAGTTCCAAGAGGGACTACAAACCAAGATCAATGAAAGGCCATACGTCCAGTTCGTTGATCCATTAAAGGGAGCTGAGTAATGAAAAATTATTTTAAAGCCAAGGTTGAAAAAGGTTTAGAAGTACCTCGTAGGGGAAAATGGTCTAAGTACGGTAATTTTTTAGATACCTTGGAGGTGGGCGACTCGTTTATTGTGGAACATGAAAATGAAGCAAATGGAATTAGATCAGCGGGTTACTGGGTAGGCATGAGATTTATTTTAAGGAAGGTTGATTCTGAGGAAAACCAAGAGGGTTTTACTTTTAGAATGTGGTACGCAGAGAAAGTGGCAGGAAGTCCTGGTGTTAGGAAGAGTAGAGCAAAAAAAACTGGAGATAAGTAATGAGTAAAACAAAAAAAGAACAAGCACACGAGAAGTTTTTTTATGACCTGTTGGACGCGTCTGAAAATGCTGCTGAAGGTGGTCTTGATGTTCCACATGCAGTCTTTGTGGGTATACAATTTTTTACCCAGATGGCATTAGATTGTGCACCTAATAAAAAAGAAGCAAAAGATCTTATTGCAGATGCAATGAAAGACGTTAAGAAGGAGACAGCATGATTACACATAATGATGTAGTAGAACAGATACGAGATCGTATCAAAGCAGAGGTGTCACCAGGCTTACATTCAGCTTGGGTCAAAAAAATATTAACAATAGTCGATGATGTTGAGTTCATCGCTGACGAAATGATTACAAAAGGAGTACAGAATTAT